CAACCACTCCTTATGTCGGGTATATATAGTTGCTTAAAATAGGTAATGGTAACTCATATTACAACCTCCGTTCCTATGGTTGTAATATAGATATGGTTGAACTTCGTTCATTAGGTGGTATTATTGCCCCCCCCCAGCCCCCCCCACAACATAATATATAAATGTGATATATATCACATTTCTAATAATAAATGGCAGTGCAATTGCAACCTAAGGACAGAGCGTGTCGGTTCACTTCGTGTGGTAACTTTTTTGTAAAAAAGTTGTAAAATGCTTTTTAATATGAAAATCAATATGTTAAAGTTTATAAATTGATTTTTTGACTTTAAATAAGACTGTTTAATAAAGAAACTCGACTATTTTTAAATACAAACATTAAAAATATTTTATTTTTAATTGTATATAAATTATTACATATCTACGATTAAATTTATAATGTATATATATGTATATTATTAATATACAGTTATTTAAATTGTATAATTCAATTTTTTTTTATATATTTGTAGTACGGAATTGCACGACATTACAGAGCAATTTTATATAATAGCCGCTTTGCGGAATCTTTGAAATTTTGGACATCTTTTTTTTATTAATAAATATAAATAATCGGCGGCAACGTATAACATCGGCATCAAAAAAAATGACAATGCAACAACATCGCACAATTTTAAAAGAAATTTGTGCTACTCAATTGAGACATTCAATTGAAACTGAATTTTACAACGAATCAGTAAACAGTAAATTACAAGATTATTATTCTGATGGTGATGAATCTGTTTTATTCAGAACATTTGAAGAGTGGGTAAATTTAGGTTATAGAATTAAAAAAGGAGAAAAAGCCTTTTGTTTTTGGGGAACGCCTGAAGATTTTGAAATCAGAAATGAAAAAGACCCATCCAAAATTGAAAGTATAGGTAGTTTTTATCCTGTTGTTTTTAAATTCTCTGAAATACAAGTTTATAAACCTGAATATTTACGCTAATATGAAAACTCTAAATTTTGAAATCGCAAAAATCCAAGAACTTGACATTGAAACTTTACAGGCAACTTATAAAGAAAATGATGTTTTTGGTAATCCTTTACGTGATGTTTATCATTATCAAGTAATTAATAATATACTGAATATTTGCGAACGTAATGGATTAAAATATGAAATACAGGATATTTTTGCAGCGAATAATAATAGTAAACAGTATCCTGGTGTTTCTATGCTGCCACAAGTAGCAGCCACGCACGGAGCAAACGCACCAGAAGCGCACATCCTTAGAAGAGTTTACACAACCATCCGCATCCATGATGGAGAAACGGACGAATTGACAACCAACATCGCCATCGCCTACCATCAAGAAGGCTTGCAGGTTGCTTTTGGTACAACCGTAAAAATTTGTAGAAACCTTTGTATTTTGGGAGCTCAAAAAATGGTAACTAATTACGGAAATGGCAAAATTTCAAACGACCGTATTTTTGAAAGTGTAGAAAACTGGCTTCGTGATTTTGGAAATTATCAGGAGCGGGATTTGAGAGTAATCCAAAAAATGAAAAGTATAATTTGTCAGAAATCGGATGTGATGCAATTAATTGGAATGTTAACATCTATTCGGGTTGCTTATGACAACGGCATCGGAGAGATTAAACAACAGCTTAACAACTACCCATTAAATCAGGCTCAAATTTCTATTTTTACTGAAAATTATTTAAGGTTTGAGCAAGAAAATATAAAAGTTAATTTATGGGATGTTTATAATTTAGCAACTCATATTTATAAACCCCATACAACGGAGATACCAAATATTTTGCCTCAAACTGCTGTTTTATATGATGTGCTTAATGATTTTTATAAATTATCTGATTAATGGAAAAATTAATAAGAATTCAGAAAAGCCCAGCAAAAAAGGGGTATATTGAATCAGTAAATATTTCAGGTAATTATCTGAAAGAACACGGTTTTAAAATGGGAGATTTTGTAAAATTGACTATTTCAAAAGATAAGATTATTATAGAGAAAACAGCGAGCACGAATATTTTACAAATGATGGGAGCTAAAGATGCGCGACTTTTTAAAGTTATTGAAAATCTATAAATTAAAATCATCCTCTGAAATTTCAGGGGATGGTTTTTGCCCGCGCGCCGGCACTTCGTGCCGTCGGGGGAAAGCGGTCAAAAATTGAAATTTACAAAGAGTGCGAAAGAAAAAGATTGTGTAAATTTCAATTTGTTGTAAGTGGTTGATATGCTATTTCATTTTTTATATCGCAAATTATACAGATTCAAATATGATATAAAAACCGAAATGCATAGAATACAGTGTAGTTCACCTTATAAAGTAAATTTATATATTAAATATAGTTAAATAAATATACCTAATTAGATATAATTGAAATAATAATATTATATTTGCAGAGTAATTAAAACAAATAATCAAATCCCGGCGGCAACGGATAATAGCGGCATACTTAAAATGAAAGCAACATTAATTATTAGCAGCGAGTACAAGTACAATCAACCTTCAGTTTTTATTTTTGTAGAAGGCCGTTATTTCGGTTGTCAAATATATCCATCATCTCGCAATTATCCAACAGATGTTAATTATTGGTCAAATGCTACTAGTTCTGACAGTGACAGATATTTTTCATTAAAAGAAGTTGAATATTCAGAAGAAAATTTTTCTATGATTGAAATATTACAAAATTCAATTTCGGCGAATGAAAAGTTAGTAAAGCAATATCCTTCATGGACACCTTCTCCAAAGTATAAAATTAAAAGAGGTAAAGCATATCAAGATTATCTTTCATTCAAAGAAAAAGAAAATAAATTGATAAGCGAAATAGCAGCGTATAATGCACCATACGACAATGCAATTAGATCAGCAAAAAATCAATTAAGAGAAATTTTATTAACAGTAAAATAAACTATAACATATCCGGCTTCGGTCGGATATAAATTTTTTATTATGAAACAAAAAACAGATCTAACTTTGCCCGAATGGGCATTTCTTGATGCCGATTACCAAACCGGAAATGCACTTACAGGTCGCGATATACTTCTACATGTCCGCACACATACTATACTGGAATTTATAAGCATTGATGATAATATGATTCAGCTATCAGGTGAAGTAAAAAGAATGCATTTTACTTACACCAACAAATACGGACTTGGAGAAAACTATGTGGTAGCCATACATTATAGTCTTGAAAGTGATTTTACAGGCTTAGACTATGTGATTCAAAAAGCAATTGCATTCTTTAAAGAATGGATGACATGGATGGATAAAACTATTGAAACAGAAGATAACTCAAAAATAAATTAATAATGGCAAATACCCGCAAAGAATTCGGACAAAAAATAGTAGAAGCCAGAACTATTAAACGACTTACACAAACAGAACTGGCTGAACGAGTCGGGATAACACAAAATAACTTATCCCGGATAGAAAACGGGAAATATAACCCCGGACTTGATATCCTTATTAAAATAGCCAATGCACTTGAACTTGAACTTGATTTTATTTAATGAAGGTACTATAACGATATTTAAAAGCCTCTGACATTTATTTGTCCGAGGCTTTTTTTATATTTGCACTATGAAACTCACCGATCGACTGAAATATAACCTATATGCAGCACTTATAATTGCTGTTATTGCTGCTATCATATTTATTATCAAATATATTATTAATCTTTAAATTTAATTTTTTATGAAAAAACCATTATTTATTACACTTTTTATTTTAGTATTAATGATAATTGTGCTTAAATATTCTGCCACAAAAAAATCAATTAATTCTTCTAATGCTATTCCCGTTGTTGATAATTCGAATGTTAATTCATCTACCATCGATAATAATTTATCAAATGCAAATACTTTTGATAGTTTGGGAATATGGGAAATAAGCAATTATGTTAATGAATTTAATGAAATTACAAAAGAAAAATATATCAGAATGAAAGATGATATTTCTGGAACATTCAGTAATAGTGCTACTCAAAATTCTGAACTAACAGTTAGATTTTTAATAAACGGAAATAAAAATGTTAATATTATGCTTTTTGAATATGCTGGAAATAACCCAGTTAAAGAGGGAGTTGAAGAAAATTATAAAGTTAGAATAAAACACAATGATGATAATCCTATTACATTATATGCTAATAATTATTCTGATAGATTATCTTTTGATAAAAAATCATCTGCTAAAATTACTGATATATTTAAACAAGGTGGTTCTGTCTCATTTTTTATAATAGAAAATTCTCAATATTCTATCTCACAATATCAATTTAAAATAGAAGATTGTACTGGTTTTGATAAAATAATTAAATTATTTAATAAGAAATAGTAAAATTTATAAAATCTCGTTGTATATTTGCAATGCGAAAACCAAATATAAAAGAGTAACATTCTTTATGTTGCCTTTAATTCAGGCTTTTTTTATGTCTGAAAATAAATAAGACGGCTGTATTATTCCCTTTAAAAGTTTTTGAGTTTACTCAATGATTTGGTTTTCGCAGACCGGGAATGTACAGCCGTTTTTCTGTACTTAATAATGCGAAAACCAAATCAATATCATGACTCTTATTTATGTTCTCGAAACTCCCGACCTGGGTATTGCTGTAAAAACAGCAATGGACATTTATTCCACTACCGGAATGCAACCAGCAATAATCAGCAATGGACCTGACAATTTTAAATTTAATTGTAAAGATGCTGCTTTATTAAGTTCAAATTCATGTTCAGTAGATCAATATTCTAAAAATAATATTATTACTGAATAAACTTAAAAGCAGATTTATCGTTTTCCTGACGTCAGGAAAATGGTGTACAAAAAAAACGTGAGCAGATCTGCTCGCGTTTTTTTGTGTCCTTTTTTACACCATTTTACAGCTATATATTTGAATAAAATTACATTAATGGCTGAAATTGAAAATAAAGACATAGAATTTTTGTGGCAGGAAGAGGTATTAAGCCAACATGGTGAATTCCTTATGGACCTGTTTTCTGAAACTATTGAACAAAAAAACATTCGTGTAAGCGATGATTTGCTTCAAAGTCTTAATTATTCAGCATTCAGGGAAGGTAATAACCGTGGTTTAAGAATCAATTTTTTCCAGCATGGCCGATTTATAGAAATCAGGAAACATAAACGTAACAGCATGGAGACTAATACCAATGCACTGCTATGGAATGCTAAAGATAACAGCATGAATAAACGTAAAACAAAAGATGTGGACTGGTACAGCCGTAATGCATATGGTAGTCTTAACCGGCTTATATCTATTGTTATGAATGAATTATCGAGCGACGAAATTAACCGACTTAAAAATATAATTAAAAACCGAATACAATCATGAGTCTAAAAATTGACAGGGCAGAACTTGAAATAGTTATAAAAAACGATGAATCGCGTAAACGTATGCGAGAGATAGAAGATGACATGCGTAATATCCGCAAGGAAATGAAAAAACTTGATGAAAGTTCGCCGGAATTTAAATCTAAATTAGCTGATCTTAAAAAAGCACAAACGGAGTACGATGGATTAATTGATAAGATTGGAATTACAGGGCTAAGCATGAAAGAACTGCGCAAACGTCAGCAGGAACTTAATGCTATAATTGCTCAATTACCTGGTAATAGTCCGCTTTACGATAAATACAAAAAGCAGTTGGATGAAGTAAACGGAAGACTTAAAGATCTTCGTGGTACTGCTTCGCAAACTGAAAGTTCATTATCGAATTTAGCAAACGGTTTTAATAAATACTTTAATCTTGGTATTTCCATTATTGCCGGAATTACAGGTGCGTCGATGGCATTCCGTAAGCTTGCTGAAGATGTTGCACACATGGATGATGTGTATGCCGATGTAATGAAAACTACAAACCTGACCAAAGAACAGGTTATGGCACTTAACGAGGAACTTAAAAAAATGGATACCCGCACAAGTCGCGAAGATTTGAACAAACTGGCAGAGGAAGCCGGTAAATTAGGTATTGAAGGCACAAAAAACATAATGGATTTTGTTGATGCCGGTAATCAGATTAAAGTTTCGTTGGGTGAGGATCTGGGCGAAGATGCTATTAAGAATATTGGTAAAATGGTAGGTGTCTTTCAGAAATCTACCAAAGAACTACAAGGTATCGGACTTAAAGAACAGATGCTCGCTGTTGGTTCTGCAGTTAATCAACTCGGTGCAAGTTCAAGCGCCAGCGAAGATTATCTGGTTCAGTTTGCCGGGCGTCTCGGTGGCGTTGCTACTCAGGCTGGAATTGGTATGGATGCAATTTTAGGATTTGGATCCGCACTTGATCAGGATATGCAGCAAGTGGAAATGTCTGCCACTGCCATGCAACAATTTATAATGAAAATTATGGGTGATCCTGCAAAATTTGCAAAACTGGCAGGACTTAATGTTAAAGAATTTTCTAAATTATTGAATACAGATGCAAATTCTGCTATAAAACAGGTTTTACGTTCGTTAAACGAAAAAGGAGGTTTTCAAGCGCTTATTCCTATTTTTCAGGAAATGGGATTAGACGGTGCGCGTGCTACAGGTGTATTGTCGAGCATGGCTAACAGTATTGGTAAAATTGATGAAGCGCAAAAAATTGCCAATAAATCAATGTCAGAGGGTACTTCTATAACTAATGAGTATAATATTAAAAATAATAACCTGGCAGCACAATTAGATAAAGCAAAAAAACAATTTACCGAAACTGCATTAAAACTTGGCGAAAGTCTTAATCCTATTTTATTAAAATCGACGAATCTTACAACATATTTAATTAGAGCATTAGTTGAATTGCCAAAATGGCTAAAAGAGAATTCCGGGACCTTAATTTCGCTCACTTTGGCTATTACCGGCTATACAATTGCTATTAATGCATCAATTGTTGCTGATAAACTTAAAGCATTCTGGACAGAAAAAATTATTGCAAACACTAAAAAGTTATGGATCACTCTTTCTGAAAATCCTTATGCTGCTATTGCCGCTGCTATGTTAGTTGTTGTAGGCATTTTTGTAGATTATTACCGAAAAATTGATAAAGCACGTGAATCGATGAATAAATATAACGAGCAATCTACGCAAGAAATAATTACAGCTAATCAATTATTTGAAGCTTACAAAAAAACCAATTCCGGTACAGCTGAAAGAGGCAGAATAATGGATGAAATTAAAACAAAATATGGTGATTATCTGAAAGGAATGATTGATGAAAAAGGAAATTTAATTGATATTGAAAGAGCTCAGACAGCTGTTAATAACGCCCTTCGTCAAAATATTGCTATGAAACTTAAAGAATCTGATATGCAGGCATTATCAAAAGAATATGAGGATTTAGGAACACGAATGGCTACTATAGCCGATATTGTTGCAAATCAACTTGGTTCAGATAAAGCTGCAAAAGCAATGGAGAATATTAATAATATATTTACAAAAAACGGATCTAATTATAAAAAGTCTGCTGATGAAACTAAAAATTATCTTGTAAAAATTGGTGTTGATGTAGTACAAGCCTATGGAATTAATGCTGATTATATTGCCGGTACGCTTGACACATATTGGCGAAGAATGCAGGAATTTGATAAAGGAGTAAAAGACATTAATACACGCTGGAGTGGTGTAATTTCAAATCTTAAAACTGATGATGATAAACCTGCTGGCCCTAAAGAAGGTGATAAACAACAATTCAACGGTGTATGGTGTACTTATAAGGGAGGTAAATGGGTACCAGATAAACCTGTTACTACAACTGGTACAGGAGATCCTAACAAAGAAAAATTAGCCGAACTCGATCGCCAATTACTCAAGGAACAAGTAATATTAAAACAATCCGCAAAAAGCAAAGAGGAAACCGATACTGAAATGCTTGCTCTTGATGTGAAGTATATTACTAAAAAACGCGATTTGTATAAAAAAGATAGTGCCGAATGGCTCGAATACGAAAGTAAATTATTAGATATCGATCGTAATAAAAAAATTACTGCCAACGAAGCCGATCTTAAAGCTATTCAGGATTCGTATAAAGCAATTTTGGATGTTACTGATATTTACGAAAACGAAAAGCGCGACGAATTACAACGCAATTTGGACGATGGAACTATAACGCAGGAAGAATACAACAAAGAAATTGCTGCATTAGATGTTACACTGGCTGAAAGGCGTTTACAATCGGCTAAAGATTATCAGGAACTTATATCCTCAGCTACTTTCAATTCGGAAGAAGATAAGAAAAAAGCTGTTGAAGCTGCTAAAACTGCTGTTACAGCTGCCAATGCCGAATTAATTAAAGCAAATAAAGTAGTAATTAAAAATAAACTCGACGAAGAAAAGGAACATCTTAAAAAAGTTGCCGATCTGCGTAAGGAACTGGGACTTGACAAAGAAAAATTATCGTATGCCGAAGGTTTAAAAGCTTTAAAAGCAAAACTTAAAGAATCTGAAGCAAGTGAAAAGGAATCTGCTGATGCTATCGCTAAATATCGTGCCGGAAAATACACAGAATATGCCGAATCAGCCGTACAGATTACATCCGGAATATCAAATATAGTAAGTAGTATTCACCAGGCAGAAACTGATAAACTTGAAGTTCAGAAAAATAAAGAACTTGCAATTGCCGGTAACAATGCTTCGCAGCGCGAAAAAATTGAGAAAAAGTATGCACAAAAAGAATTGGACCTGAAAAAGAAACAGGCTGATGCAAATATGGGTATTGCCATTGCTCAATCATTAGCCGAAGGTGCACTTGGTATCGCTAAAATTTGGGCTACCGATGGTATTAATCCTATTCTTGCTGGAATCCTGACGGCTATTTTGGTGGGCGTAACAGCCGCTAATATATCATCTGCAGTATCGCAACGTAATGCTATTAAAAGTCAAACACTTGGATATAGTTCCGGAGGTTTCACCGGCGATGGTCGTGAAGATGAACCTGCCGGAACTGTGCATCGTGGTGAGTTTGTTGCCAGTGCTAAAGGTGTGAGGAACCCGCATGTTCGAAAATTTCTTGATGTTTTTAATGCGTCTCAAATGAATGGTACAATTAGCATGATTAATACTACTCAGATATTGGAAAAAGTAAAGTTTAATGGTTATAAAAATGGAGGTTATGTAAATGATTTAGAAGGTTTTTCAACTTCAGATAAAGTATTAGCTATTAATCCAATTGCAGCCAGTTTAAATATAATGGATAAATTAAATGATGTTATTCAGGTACTAAACGAACATTTAGATAATGGAATTCCGGCTTATACTGTTATTTCAGGCAAAAAAGGAAGTTACGAAATGACTAAAAAGTATGAGAAGTATATTAAAAATGCGTCCCGTTAATTTTTAATTGTCCTTTTTTTAATAAACAAATCACGTTAATTTTGAAATATAAAAATTCAACCATGGCCGATTTAAATAAAGCATTGATTAAAATACTTAAAAACGAAGGCGGATATTCAAATGACAAATCCGATAAAGGTGGTGAAACATATAAGGGCATTAGTCGTGTAAACTGGCCTAAGTGGTTAGGCTGGAAATTTATTGATTTTGCAAAAACAAAAGAAGGTTTTCCCGAATCTCTTCATTCAATTTATGTACTTCAAGATATGGTTATAGCATTTTACAGAATAAATTTTTGGGACAAAATTAAAGGAAATGATATCCGAAATCAGGACATTGCCGAAATGCTGGTTGACAGTGCTGTGAATGAAGGTATAATTCCGGCAGTAAAAAGGGCTCAAAAAATTACCGGCATTCCGATAACCGGACAAATAGATGATTTATTAATTTCAAAACTCAATAATTTATGAAAAAATTAATTTTATTCATTATCGTTTTAATTACATTAAGTTGTAATGCACAGTCACCGACTCCAAAGTTTGAAAATTCAGAAAATGTTATCAAACTGAATGATTCAATAAAAGTATTGAATCAAAAATTAGACACATCCTATTACATGATTCGCACGTATGAATCGGCTCTTATCGTAATGCAACATTCTGTAACTTATCAGGATTCAACGATTAAAGCATTGTCTGATTCCGTTTATAGATTAAATTTAAAACCACTAATGACTTCCGATTATTTTTTACAACTATACAAATTCGATCGCCTGTTTAAATACTATAAAATATGTGTTAAGAATCCATCACAGTGGAAATTTTACAAAGGATGGACAAAACGTGTATTTGAAGAATAAATTATTAAAGACTTATTGCAATGAAAAAGCTATTTATATTACTTATTATCATCATTATTTCAATTTCGTGTCATACCACCAAACAGGTAGTTAAAGACAATGTAAAAGCCAAAACAGAGGAAAAAACCAATGTTGTGACTACTACAGCTGACGTTAAAGAAGTGGCAAAACAGGAATCGGTAATTGATAAAGGAGTTGTAAACGAAACTGTTGAAGAATCTACAATTACAACCAATTACACGCTACCCGATATCACTACCGGTAAACAATTCCCGATACAAACTATTGCTACTACACGAACCATAAAAAAAGGTGAGCAAAAAGATGTTTCTTCAAAAGCTATTGATAAATCAAAGGAGAAAATTGAAACTAAAGTTGCAGATAAATCGGACTATAAATCCGAGATTAAAGCAAAAATTACAGATAAAAAAGAAACAAAAGATAAAACCCCGGCTTGGATATGGCTGGGGTCTATACTTGTTATAACAGGATTATTTTTATTGGCTTATTTGGTTCTTAAACGATACGGATTTATAAAATAATGGATGTATATAAAGCAATAGCCGAAATGCGTAAACTCAGTAATGAAAGTCAGAGTTTCTCTGTTACATTTATGAGTTTTAGTGCCGAACGTGGCAAAAGTAATGGTATTATTGAAGTTCCCAGATGTTTGCTCCGGAAACAAAGCACGAAAGAACAAAATAAAAATGCTGATATCATGCTTAATTATTACGATTTGGATACAAAAGAATACGGACAATTATATCAACCGCTCTTGTTGGAATTTAACGGTAAAATACTCGAATTAAATTAAAATGGAAAAAGAAATAAAACGAATTGGCGGACTTAATTTTGCTTCCGTTGCTTCAGGGACTTATGGTATTGGATATAATGTCGATTCATCCGAACAGTCATTGATGATGACACTAAGTAATTCCGGTAGTTGGGAATCCGATCCGGTTAATATAGGTGGTGTACGTGTAGTTCCATGGGGTGCCGATAACAATCTTCCGGCTTATATCCGCCGTTTACTTGAAAAAAACAATTTAGGTCCTGCAAATATTGAACGTAAAATAGGCTTTACTTACGGTCAGGGTCCGCATCTGTACCGACTTAAATACGAAAATAACGAAATAATTCAGGAATGGGTTGAAGATCCGGAAGTACAGGCATGGCTCGACACGTGGAAATACAAACAATATGTTCGTGATATGTTAGTTGAATTTAATTACATGCGTGGTGTTTTTGTTAAATATGTTGCTGGCCGTGGTCGTCGTTTAGGAAAAGAATGGATATCTGAATTAAAATGTGAACCTTCAACTGATTGCCGGCTTGAATTTCCACTTGCAGGACGAAGACTCGACGATGTTAAAAGTATATTGGTTGGTGATTTTGAATTGATGCGCGATAGAACAATGAGTCGTTACCCTGTTTTTAATCCATTTGATTCAGCCGCTAATCCTGTTTCGATGTATTATCATTCATATCGTACTTTCGGACGTTTCTTTTATTCATTGCCATCATTTACCGGTGCAATTCCCTGGATAAAACGCGCGAATGATTTACCTGAAATTATTGCATATCTTACCGAAAATATGATTGCAGCTGCATACCATGTGCACGAACCGGCGCAATATTGGGAAGCTAAAAAAAATTTTCTGTTTGAAATGCATCCTGATTGGGATGACACCAAAATTAATAATAAAATTGATGAACTCCGCGATGAAGTTACTAAATCAATAGCCAATGTACTGGCCGGTAAACGAAATTCAGGTAAATTTTTTGAATCTATTGATTTTACCGATCCTGATGGAAATATGTGTGCTTGGAAAATTGAACCTATTGAAATGAATATTGATAAGTTTATCGAGGCTCAAAGTAAAATTAGCCGTATTGCCGAAAGTGCTACAACGTCAAGTTTTGGGCTGAATCCTGCATTAAGTAATATAATTATCGACGGTAAAGCCGACAGTGGAAGTCAGATGCTGTATGCTGCTAAGCTATTTTATGCCTCCGACACCCAAATTGCTGAAGATATTATTTTTGAAAGTTTGAATTGGGCTTTAAATATAAATTTTCCGGGCAAAAAACTTGCAATGGGTCTTTATCGTAAAATTATCAATAAAGAAGATAATGTAACCGCTTCGGATAGAAGCACTAACAACATGTAATATGTTATTCAATAAAAATGCAAATGGTAGCGAAGAAATTGCAAATCTGACAGGTAATTATTATCAGAATAACAATTTCAGTAAATTAACCGGACATTTAATGCTTGCAACATCCGAGGTTATTAAAATTATTGGTCAAAGTGTATATACTTTAGCCGAAATTGCTTACAATTATTCTCTCGCTACACCGGATAATGCTGCATTAGTTCCTTATGTGCAATTGCCAATTGCCATTAAAGCAGCATTGGACGTATGCCGAAGCAACGATATCAGTCATGAAGATACCGGCCGGAAAATTAAAATAGATGCCACTTCCGAGAAAATTCCATGGGAATGGCAATTAAAGCGTGACGATGAGTTACAACTTGACCGGTATTATGCTGCAATTGATCAGCTTATTGCATATCTCGATACAACTACATTAACGGCATGGCACAACAGCGACAATAAAAAATTGTCAAAATCGCTGTTTATTAATAATGCATCTCGTTTTGATTTTTATTTCCCGATTAATCAATCCGGAAGAATGTATATAATGTTGCTTCCGTTTATCCGGGAAGCGGAACGTAAATATATTAAGCCGGCTTTAGGAACTGATTATGATAAATATATGGCAGCTACAAATCTAACTACATCTGAAAAAGCTATACATGAACTTATTTATCCGCCTATTCCACTGATAGCAATGAGTATTGCCATTAAAAGAATGCCACTCGGATTGATCCCTGCAGGTGTGGTTAAAAATTTTATTTCAAATTCGCAGACAATGGAGGCTTCGGATCCGGCTGCAATATCGGATATTCAGTACATGAGCCATTTGTTTTTTGAAGAAGGTATGAAACTTTTGGATGATATGAAACGCTTGAAAAATGGATTTACAACCCCTGTTTTAATTCCTGAAAATGATGTGCATAATAAATACATGCGTGTATAAAAAATAATGTAAAATGAGTTACACTATAGTACAGCAACCGGATAGTTCAAATCTTTCATCGCTAATTAAAGATTTAATTGTAAATTCTACTGCGGATATTACAATTGAATTATTGATAGACAATGTTAGTATTCTTTCCGAAAATTATACACCTGATTCTTCCGGAAATATTTATGTCCGGGAAATTGGTAAACTTGTTAATCTGTACCTGGCAGGTATAGGCTTAACTGTAGGAGTGCAAACAAATATTAAAAAAAATCTTACATTTAAAATTGGGAATGATACAATCGGTACTTATGCAGTTCTTAAATGTAATGCTTATAGTTCTGTTGTAGCTGATTATTTTTTAGCAGGTTCTGTTTTTTTGCATCTTATGAAACAAAAAAAGCGGACAACAACTACATCTACAGAGTATATTACTTATTATCATTCTCAGGCTAAAAGTACAGTTATATGTTTTGTAACATATTTAAATAATGGTGTAATTACCGATAGTGATGAACGATATATTTCAAATCATACACCAACAAATCCGCGATTCATTACGTTTGATTGCTCATTTACGGTAGTCGCAGCTTTATTTAATGAAATTCCTGCAGACAGTATTATTGCCTACCGTATAAAAAGGGACAAGGAAATATCTGTATTTATGATCGATCGTAATCCTTATTTATTATTGTTGCAATACCGGTTTACCAATTCATTCGACGTGCCTGAAACAATACTTACACGCGGACCGGTAATACGCAAAGGAAATACTTCTTTCAATACTTCAAAAATTGAAAGTATTGATGTAAAATATAATGTAATCAGAAATGATGAATTTACAGTTAATTCAGGTAAAATATTCTCATTAAACGATTATGACAGATTTCGCGAAATGTTTAATTCCGAATCTGTAGAAATTTACTTTCAGGGCGAATGGCGCAAAATTGTAATTACGGAAGAAAACGCTTCAGTAAATTTACGTGCCGGAAACCTTGACCCTGTATCATTTACTTTTCATTTTGCCGATTCGTTTTCGGGAAACAACATTACCGGCGAAAGCTTTATGCGATGGATTCTTGAAGGTGGAGTATGGCAGGATGGCAATATGTGGGTAGATACAGAACAATGGATTGATAACCCGGTTTGAATTTAATGCCATATTATTTTTAAAGTTTATTAGTTAGTTATTATTTTATGAACCTTCGGGGCTGTGAAGTTCTGAAGGTTTTTTTTGTCCTTTTTTTTTTGAACATGAACTTATAGTTTTGAAATATGAAAAGGAACATACTTATCCCGGAAAGTTTCGACGAATTGACTCCAAAACAATTCGATTATTTATTGCACCGATATTGGCGATTCATTTATGATGCATCGATTAATGAAGATGACATTCGTAATGATTTTGCAAATTATCTGTTAGGACGTTGCCGGTATATTAATCCAAATAAACGTGAAGATTATTTCAGACTGGTAAATCAAATTTCAGAATCGTTATCCTGGATATTTACAACTACCGGCGATAATGAAACAATCCTGAACATTGATACTACAATTAATTTTCAGCCAATACTCAAAAAATTGGTTGGTCCGCAGGATTTTGGTATTGATTTACGTTTTGGAGAATTCAGAATTGCTTGTGACATTATGAATTGTTACAACGACGATGAAGATGATTATATTCTCGATGCCCTGGTAGGTGTGTTGTATCGTAAACCTTCGAAATATATAGGTAGTGAACAATTTGATGGTAATTTCCGTGTAAAATTTAACAAACATAAAATTGACACAAACGAACGTACTATCCGCCATATTGCTGAATATAAAAAATATGGTGTATATCTCTGGTTTGCAAATTTCTGCAAATATCTTATTTCAGGCGATTTTCATATCGAAGGACGCGATGTAAATTTTGCTCCAATATTTGGGGTAAATGAAGATGCTGATTCAAAACGCGATGATGATAAACTTGGCATGTTGTCGATACTATTCACGCTCGCCGATGCCGGAACCTTCGGAACTTTCGAAGAAACTGATAATGCATTATTATTGGATGTAATGTGCAAATTGCTTAACGATCATATCACCGCTAAAAATCTACGAAAATGATTCCGGTTAACGAACTTAACGAAATGCTGATAGAGCTTAAAGCTGCAGTTAATATCAGGTTATTTGATACGGATGTTGATTTTATAGCGCCTTCGGTAAACCCAGAAATTAAAAGCATTGTGTTATCGCCTAACGAAGCACATTTAATCAAAACGCTGAAAGATAAACCAGGTGTAATTTTAGCCGTTCAGTTGGCGCCATCGGATACAGATGTAAAAAATGAGGATAATTATTCGGAGCATGATAATGAACTTTTTTACATACTCGAAAAAGTTGATCCGGGACGAATGAGCGATAAAGAAGAAAGAAATCATTACGCTAAATTGCAACTTGTAATGCAATTTGTTAAAGATTATCTTTTCGAACGTGGCGTGAATGGTAATGTATGCGGAGGAAACGAAAAAGTTTCGAAACCATTTCATACCGAATGGGAATATCAGGTATATGGAGGTTTCAACGGGCTTTCGGTGAGTTTTAAATTAGAAAATTTTCAGTTTTAAAACATGAAAGAACTTATATTAAACGGTACACACATTGTTCTTCCGGCGGAATTTAAAAATACTTTCGTCGAAGAAAATCCGGTACTCACCAAAAATGGTGAATATACGCTCGACATAAACATATCGCTCAATAATGCTGTTAATGCTGTGTTTTTTGCACACATCAACCGGTTTAATATTGAGAAAAATAAAACAATAAGTTCGGCTATACTTATTGTTGACAACAAAGTAAAACTCAATGGTACTGCTGAAATAATGCAGGTTGACAACAATACTGTTACTGTTCAGCTGCTATCAGGTAATTCGGAACTCAATTATCTGTGCGATGAAAACCTGATGATGAGTGCAATTGATTTTGGAACTGCCGGTGGACCTGTAACGTTAGAAATTGCAGTGGATGCTAATTCAAAAAAATGGCCTGAAACAAATTTTTGCTGTGCACGTAATAATATTGGCGAAGTTCTTTATAACAGAATTTACAAGTTTTATAATACACAAACACACGTATCTACATGGATGGAAGATGGTGTGGTGAATTATAATATACAGCCATTTTTAATGTATTATTTTAAAAAAGTGATTGAATATCTTGGCTATACAATTACTTTAAATATACTGGATGACGATGAATTTTTCGATCGCCTTATTATTTTTTCAAATGTAGTTAGTCTTGATTATAACGATTTGTTTCCCGACTGGACAGTTAAAAAATTTCTGGAACAAATTGAAACTTTGGGAAACATAATATATGTAATCGATAAGACTGATAAAACAATCAGGATTATGCGATCGGCTTCATTTTATAATACAGCAGGTACCTGTTCCGTTCCGGATAAAGATATTAAAGATGATTATTTGACTGAGGTGGATGACAACGATTACGGTAAATTGAATTACAAAAAAATAAAGTACAATCTTGATGACAGTGAATTCTCAAAATATCAGTGTATATCGGATGAAGTACTTAAAATTGCATCAATAGAAACTTATTCAAATTTTGCTGCTTTATTAGCTGCATATCCAAATGATTCAGCCAGACAACTTGCTTTTGGCACATTAAAAATGTTTCATGTTTACAATACCTCAAATTATTACATAATTAAAGACTATGGTAATGGAACATATTATTTCAAACTAATTAATATTTTCAAGGAATGGAATACGGGAACTGAAAAAGATACCTTCCTTGAACTCGATATTATTCCGGTTGAAATTATTGGGGCTTATATAGCTTATATCGATTCAGTTTCACAAAACGAAGATCCGGTTACGGATATAAATACTTCAATTTTAAATGGAGTAACAGAACCTGATAAAGCTACAATTTTGCGTGTGGGTTTTCAGTTGGGATTTACAGTTATTGGTGGTGCAATAAATCCGGATGCAAATGCTGGATATAATATAGCTACTACTGATTGTTATAAATTATTAGCAAACGGTGCATCCGAAGCATTGATTTCTGATATAAATTTTTGGTTAAGTTTACGATTTAATACCGCATTCGGTTTATATGCGCGATATTATTCTGAAGCACTTACAATAGATTCGTCCCGTAAATGGACTATTTATTTTCGTTGGCGTAATAATTATGATGTACGTAATTATTTCATTTTCAAAAACAAAAAATTTTATTGTGAAAAAATAGAAACTGACGGCGATTCCGACAATAACGGCGGATTCGTAACAGGAAGTTTTTTCCCTTGTAATAATACTTTTTAAATTACAATATATGTTTAAAAAAATATTTGAATTCATTGTAGCCTGGAATGGAACTAATGATACCGGTTCTGATGCACGTCAAAAAATTAAAAGGAATTTTGATAAAGTTAACGATGCCTTAGAAGAAATTGAAGATGAAATAAATCTTAAAGTTACCGGTGATAGTTCATCATTAGACAATGAAATACCAATTTTTTCAGGACTTACCGGTAAGTTAATTAAAAAATCAGGTAAATTAATTAATCAAATTCCATGGATGGAAAATGGAAAAATACTATCTGATTACTTGAAATTTTATTATTATAAACTTACAATCTCGGCATTCACTGACCTTAATCGTACCGATCTAACAGACGGACCTTACAACATTACCGGCAGCAACGACGGTATTTTACTTGTAGCTTGCAAAAAAGCAGGCGAAAACATTATTTCCATTTTACAAATTTGGCAATCTTCCGCAAATTATAAACATAGACGTATAGTTATCACCGATCCGCAAACTTATCCGGAGTGGACTGAAATTTCAGGTGGTGGAACTGGAGGAGCTTCAGCTATTGACACTATTTCTGTGAACGGTGAAACTCTTGTAATTGACGAAGAAAAGAACGTTGACATTTCGGTACCTGAAAAACTAAGCGATATATTTACCGGAGCTGTGGAATTGGTATCTATAACCACTGAGCCCCAAAACCCTGCAGACGGTGATAAATGGTACGATGCTGTTCAAAAGAGTATAATTACATATATTGTTCAAACTCCCGAACCAGTTTACGATATGTCAAATCCTGAATTGGGTTGTATATATATTTTTGGAAATTTAGCCTATAAATGGAATGGCTTGAACTTGGTAAAATTTGGTTCAAATGACGGAAAAACTGTGGAGTTTCAGGTTTCCGGAGGCTATATTCAATGGCGATTACTCGGAGATGAAAACTGGATTAATTTAATTTCAGTAGCTGCATTAACAGGCGCAGCTGGTAAATCCGTTGAAATGAATAATAACGGAAATTATCTACAATGGCGTTTGGCTGGTGATACTAACTGGATTAATCTTGTAGCTTTATCAGCCTTAAAAGGTGCTGATGGACGTGGTATTTCAAACACTTCATATAATGCCGGAACTGGTGTTCTTACAATTACTGACACTGATGCCACAAGTTACCAGACTGGTGATTTGAGGGGTGCTACAGGAAAATCAGCTTATCAAAGTTACGTCGATACAACAACTGATAATCCTGTTCTTACTCAGCAACAATGGAGTAATGTATATTCAACAAAAGAAAACTCTGCCAACAAACAAAACAGTTTAGCCCCTGATGGAACTGGCGTTAAATTCCCGACTGTTGACGCTATTCTGAAAGTGAACGTACTAACCGCTTCGGCTATCGCTGAAACTTATGCACTTCAACTGAATGTTCCGACGAACATTCTGAACACGTTGCCTTCCGGAGTTAACAGTACTTTGACAATTCCGGCACCAACCGCAGGGAATTTAAATGAATCAGTTTTGCATTTTGCAACCGGAGTTGTCCTGCCTACATTAGTATATTCTGGATTCACACCTGTTTGGTTGAATGGCACTGCAATTTCTATGAAAATTAATAAAACCTACACGCTCGTATTTGAACAGGTAAGAACTGCAACGAATACGTGGATAGTTAAAACTTCTTGGGGAGAATATTAAAATGACACATTACGCAAAAAGATTTTTTGGTCAAAGTTCATTAGAATCTGAAACAGTACTATATATAACAGGACTGGTAACTCCTTTAAGTCCAGCTCAGGTTCAGAATATAAACACTTTTGTAAAATATCTAAAAACCGGCTTAGGAATTACGACATTATCTGAATATTTTGATATAATGTACATTCTCGCCGGAGAAACTCAGGAAAGCAGTTTGAGAAACTTAGTAAAAAACGCACATCATGCAACTAAGGATGTAAATATCACATTTGCAGCATTAGAGGGTTTTACGGGCTTCACTAATTCAACAGCATATATAAATACTAATTATAATATGTCTAATCAGGCTGTTCGTTTATCACAAAATAATTCATCAGCCGGATTTTATTCAAGAACATCAGGAGGCGGAGGTAATACTGCGGAAATGGGCGTCGATTCAAATCAAAACTTTTTTTTATTTCAAACAGCATGGGGATCAGGAAGATGTTATATTGAATTGAGCAATGGAGCTGGAGCTGGTTTGACAAATAATACAAGATTAGGATTCTGGACAGCTTCACGATTATCATCTTCAACTTATAAAATTTATAAAAATGGAAATGTATTCAGTAATGAAACTGTCGCAAGTTTATCACTACCTAATTTTAATTTGTTTCTTTTAGGAGCTTATGGTTCGACATTTGGAAGCAATATTCAAATGTCATTTGCATTCGCCGGAAAAGGACTAACTGATGCTGAAATGGCTGTTTTAACTAACGGAATTGAAGCTTACATGGATAATAACGGAAAAGGAGTAATATAATATGAAAGCAAAATTAATAGACAATGAACTCATTTACCCAACCAATTTTATGAAAATTGGTGAAAACTGGGTAAGTAATCCTACTGAAGAAATGTTGACTTCGTTAGGATATAAAGAAGTTAGATATCAAGAGATTGACAAAAAAACAGTAGATTTCGAAGAAACTGATACGGAAATTATCATTTTTAATCAAAAAGTTACTGAGAATGAAAAACCGTTTGATCCAACTCAAAATAATTTATCACAATGAACTCTACCTTACTTAAATGGCTCATCGCGCTTTTCGGTGGTTTATTAGCTACTGTTAAGCCTACATTTCCGGTACTTTTTGTCGGAATACTTTTTATTCTCGTCGATAGTTTTACGGCTTATCGGCTAAGCCAACGAGTCAAAAAAACATCAGGAAAAGCATCAGGTAAATTCCAAAGTGCAAAATTCGCAAAGGTTATAACCTCAATTATCGAACTATTTGTGATCGTATTACTGGCTCACTTTGCCGGAACTATGATCTTCGTAATGTTCGATAACCTGTTTTTTGCCAACTGGGCAGCGGGTATATATTGTTTTAAAGAGTTGTGGAGTATCCTAGAAAACGAAAGCAGTTGTAACGGCTCCAGCTGGGCAAAGTTATTTCAGAAAATAATGATCGATAAAACAGCCCGTCATTTCGACGTCGATTTATCGAGTTTGGAAGATAAGGAGGAAAACAAAATTGAATAAGATTTTATTCTTTTATTTTTGTTACAATATTATCAATAAGTTCACGTGATGGCTGGCGAATATATTTTCCAGCCATTTCTTCACTCTGGTGACCGGTAAGCTTAATAATTACACGCCGTTGAATACCCGCATCTTCAAGTGCTGTTATCCCAGTATCTCTGTACGAATATAACTGCAATTCCATTCCTAAATTTAAATCAGTTCTTATTTTCGCCCAGTATTTATCCAATTCCCTGGTACCTATTTTTTTTGTACCTGGTTTTAAATTTCTTGTTAAAAGGTAAAAATCTAAAGGATAATTTTCAAGTGACATATTATTAATAATTTTATATACTAACCAATCAGGTAGATATGCAAATCTGAATTTTTTTGTTTTTGAATTTCCCTGTGGAATACTTATAACTTTATTAAATAAATCAATATTAGAAATTTTTATACGGCATATCTCTGCAGGACGGATAAACGAAGATCTAACTAAATCGATAACAATTTCCATATTTGGCATATTATTCCGGCAGTAATCTATAATTTTTAAATGTGATTTCGGATCAATAATTTGCCTTATTTTTTCTTCTTCTTCCTTTTTTTTGAAATTTGTAAATATGTTATTTTTACAGTAATTTTTTTCAATTAACCAATTCCAGAGTCCCCTGTAAAATTCTACATAATTATTATAAGTCCGATTACCTATACTTTTATTTCGTTCAATCTCAATTAAGAAATCAACAGCCATATCTTTGTTAAAATCTATTACATAACAATTTGTTAAGTTATGAAGAATAAGCCAATCATTCAATTTTTTAATGAATGATTTATAACTTCTAAATCCATCCTCCCGCATATCCTGTTCTTTAATTTCACTAAATATATTAACAGCATCAGATAATTTTGAATATGCTTTTGGTAACTCAGATTCGATATATGGGTTCTTTCCTGATTCAAGTTTTACGTTTATATCAAATACGGCTTTATTCATCATACGATATATTTCACGTTTTGGGAATTTTCCAATTAAGTGATTAAAGCGCATAACTTTTCGTTTTCTTTTACCTTCTTTTTGGTCCCATGCGTAATATTTTATGCATAATTCTTTACCATCGCAAATTCGCGCCGGTATATAATCCATTTTGAAATTGTCATTAATAATTGCCATAAAAATAAGTTTTAAATTAGTTTAACTTATTAAATTACAGCGTTTTTTATTTTAAAACTGTAAACAAACATTGAAGTGCTGCATTACTGCCGCAGTAATAAAATAAAAAACGTTGTATGTTTTTGACATACAACGTTTTAAAATTAAAAAAGCGGAGAGGGAGGGACTGTTATCCTTCCCTTTTTGTTTTTTTAAAATAGTTAAACAATTGTATATCAGATTATATTAAACTATTAATTTAATAATTAGTACAAACTACTGCCGCAGTTTTGCCGCAGATATCATAAAAAAAATTTTAGGCAAATTCATTATCATCAGGCATTAAAATAGTTGTTTCTCCACGTGCAATCATAATTTCAAGTATATCATTAGCAAATTTTTCATCTCCATTCGCCAATTTTTCTATATCAGCAAGCCGTTCTTGTTTTTGTGTGTCATTTAGTATTATTCCGTAATCCTCCAAAAGATATTCATTATATATTTTCCAGGTTTCTAAAAATTCTGAATTGTTTAACATAGTATTTATAATTCAATTTTTAATAATGCATTTATTATTTTTTCCTGATAATTAATTCTATCATAAAGTGTCTTTATTAATTTTTCCTTATCATTTAAACCATATTCTTCCAATGGTTCTGTTAATATATTCATTTGAGCATCTTTTTTTACATAAACTTCTGGATATGTTATTAAATCAAGGATACTCATTTCGAATATATTTGAGAAAATCTCAATTTCATCCCACTTCAATTTTCGCTTACCCTTTTCAATATTGCTAATTACAGCATTATCTACATGCATATTTTGAGCTATATATTCTTGACTATAACCCTTTTGCTTTCTAATAATTTCTATATTTCTAATTAAATTCATATTTGTAAATATAATTAATTGATTATCAATATGTAATGAGATTATATAAAAAAATATTGAAAAAAACTCATTTTATATTTGAGATTATCTCAAATTAGTTATATATTTGCGGTATCAAATTAATATTAAATATAAATATAATAATGACAAAACAAGAAATTAAGAAAAAAACTACTGTTATCAGTTATTACAGACTTTTGGAAACAAAACAAAAAAGTCTGTTCAAACAGACTGTAATTGATAAAACAGGATGGTCGATACCAACATTCAGTTATAAATTCCGTGAAAAGAATTTTACTAAGTTAGAACTTGAAGCAGTTGAATCAATCATTGATGATTTTAAAACCGGAAAACTGCAATGGACATAAGAAATATTGAAAATTTCTCCATGCCACATGGCGAAGTGGAGATCCGGATCAAAAATCAGGAATCTTTTGAATTGCTGGAATCTAATCGTGATTTTATTACATCGTTTCTCGAAGTAATTACCGATCGTTACCCTGTAGCTGTGGAAAACCTGAAAAAGCGATATCAACAGTATGATCAAAACAGATGGCATTTTGAATTCCTTATAGTTCGCGGATTTTTGAAATGTAATTTCGGGACTTATGATAATCGGTTGGATATCGACGCTGAAGGCAATTTTCATTTTGAATTTACGCAATGTCCACTGGCCGGTGAATGTAAAGAGTGGCGCGAAACCTGTTTTCCGAAAGAAGAAACAAAAATATCGGTTGGAGAGGAACGCGTAATGAAATTAATATCCGAAGGACGAACAGTCTCCGATATTGCAGTACTACTTTGTATTAGTCGCTTCACGGTTGAAAAACACACCAATAATATACTTCGTAAAATTAGTAAACATAACAATGCATCAATAACAGAATATTATTTAAAACATGTAGCTCAAAGCGTTGAGTAACATTTATCAAAAACATACAACATTTTAAAAAAACATCTCTCCACCTCTTAAATCAATTAATCGAAAATTAATAACTGACTTATGGAATACTCAATCAAAGATTTTGAAACTTCACTCAATGTGATGAACGTATATATTGAAAATATACGCAAGGAAAATAATAAGGTAGTAAGTGTTACCGGAATAATGAATGATATTCGATGCCGATGGGATGCTGCCGGTAGTTGCTTCGCGGCTCAGGAAAGAGTTCCGGAATTCGACATACAGTTTTATACCATATCTGAAGATGAACGACGCATCGATACACGTAACGAAATTTATCAATTTATCCGAAATGGCGATTGTCTTGATTGTGCACTTCGCATTCCATGTCACGGATGCAATAATATGACAATCGTATTCCCTTGTTCATTCGAAACGCGCAAAGATCAGATTCCCGGAAACTTCAAACGATACAAATAATATGATTACTGCTAAAATTATATTTTCATCGGCCGACGCTATAAAATTATTTCGTAATGCCGGACTGGAAGTTAAAATGGTAGATTACTTGATAAATTTTGAACATCCGCATGGTGGCGAATCCACTGTAGAACGAATTCCTATTTTATCAGTAATAAATCCACATACCGGGGAACCTGAAAAACTCGAAATTGCTTTTCGTAAATATCTCGAAGTAAAGAAAAATGAGCTTTTTCTTTCGCCTGAAAAACTTGAAATATACGAACTATTTAACAAAGTAACTAACAAATTAAACACGCCAACATGAGACCACAATGGATATTACTATCTAATTCACTCACATCATTCAATAAAATGGTAGAAGAATTTGCCGAAGGTGTAAGCGATGTACGCACAAAAAAAGCTTTAAAAAAACTATGTGAGCAATGGGTAAAGATTATTAATCAGCAAAATGAATTCGATAAATTAGTTGAACCGATAGCAGCTATTGATATAAAACTACCATTTGAAGGTAACGATTTTGCCGAAATGTGGAAAACTTATAAAGAATATCTACTCGAAGATTATAATATCCAAATCGGATCGCGTCGCCAGAATATTATCCTTTCGAGACTTCGCAAATATAGTGGTAATAATCAACAGCGTGCAATTGAAATGCTTGAATTATTTATTGCTAACGGTTACAAATCTATGTTTAAGCCTACTGATAAACAACTTACCGGTGAGGAACCATCCAAAACAGAAGAGCATAGTGATTTTAATATAACAAAACCAACCAATCAGGTTTAAAATCATGAATTCAGTATTGCTAAATCAACTTGAATTTCCATTTTTTGCCGAAATAGTTACGAAGCAAAAAACCCGAAAACCGAAAATAAGCGAAAGAGCTAAAGATTCGGAAGGAAGATTTGCAACTGATAACCAGATTCCGGATAAACAGCAATTTATTGAACAAGAAACCCGGCGTGAAATAAGTGTATGGATGAGACTCAGACAACAGCAAGAAGAAATTAACAGGTTAAATGCTGAGATTAAAAAATTAAAAGGAATATAATAACTCAAATAAAAACAGTAATGATTCAGTTTGAAAATTTAACGGCAATTCAAAAACGAACACTAAAATTATATCCGAACTATAAATTATTCTATAATGATTTATCACCGGCACGATTATTAGTTGCTTACGATAATATTAATACAATTGAAGAATCAATTGCGAAACCCCGCATGACGATAGAGGATATTAATATAATATATCCTGAAACTGAAATAAATAATTCAGTTAATTATATTGCTCGTTGGCTCGATTTTCTTAACAAATTCAGCAATATAAATAAACAACTCACAGAACTAAATGCGGTTGCATATATGATATATAAAGACTATAAATTCATGTATTTAACCGATTTGAAAATAATTTTTGAGAAAATTATGCGTGCTGAATATGGCCCGTTTTACGGATCAGTTGACGCACAACGAATACTGTATGGTTTTATGCAATATAACCTGGAACGTAGCATTTTAACACGCAAACAGCGTGATAAATACAATTTAGATCTCGAAGATCATTTGGATAAAACAAGGAATAGTGTGAGTTTAGAAATATTGAAAATTATGAAAAAAGATTTCAATGATCTTGAAGGCCAGGATTATTGGGAAAAGCGTAAAGACTTTGAAAATAAAATGATGCCGGTGGCACTTAAAAATGCCCGTGAAGAATTTCTTAACAAATACTTAGAAGAACATGCCCCAAATTGAAAAGCCCGCTATCAGTAACGAACGCTCACTGTTCGACGATAAAGTACAGCAAGTTGTTAGTTTTTTGATGGAACACTATGATATCAGAATTCCTATTCAGGATCCTGCTAAAATTCAAATAAGTTGTAAGGATAAACATCGTTACACATTTCCTCCCACATTCAACGATATATCGCTACATCTTATGAGCGAAAGTATTATTGTAGGAGACAATATGCTCCGCAAAATTATCCGGTCACCAAATCAGATTGCACCTGTTAATCCGGTAATTAATTATTTTAATCGTATCCGCGGCCAGTGGAAAGGTGTTAGCCATATTGACATATTAAGTTCACATATAATTCCGCGCGTATTCGATGGCAATTCTGATACTTATTATCGCGAACGTACTGATAGACTTATTCGCAAATGGTTAGTTGCCTGCGTTGCCTGTTGGACTAAAGGAATTGCAAACGATGTAGCATTAGGATTTGTCGATGTAAGAGGTGGAAGCGGTAAAACATATTTTACACAATTCATTCTTCCGGACGAACTAAGCGAATTTTATGTTCAGGCATCGAAAGATGAACATAAGTTTGACATTGAAGATGCATATACCAGGTATATGATAGTAAACTTTGAGGAACTTAACGGACTTTCGAAAGGTAGTATTAATACATTCAAAATGGCACAAACTTGTACACACATCACCACCAAAATGCGTCATGAGGAATTTCCTTCCAAAAAAAACCGCTTAGCCTGTTCGATGTTCAATACTAATTTTAATGAAGAAAACGGAGGCTTTATCCAGAGTTGGTACGGTCCGGATACACGCCGTTTCGGATGCATTGAAATAGCTGATATTCAACAGGAATATTCCACCATTGTAGATGTGGATCAGATGTGGAGCGAAGCACTTACACTTTGTGAATCAAGTTCATTCAATTACCATTTTGATAAGGCTGATTACGAAGAATTCAATGCCTACAATGCACGATACAAATTTGAAACAGATGCAATGCGCTATATTCAGAGTTACACCGAAATTCCGGAAAACGATAATGAAGGCGAAAAACTTAATCCTACTCAAATTTTACAACGATTAATTAAAGACAGACGCATTAAAAGTGAAGATATGAATAAAATAACGCCTCAAAAAATAGGGCTCGCACTCAATGCACTGGGTTATCAGGCTGTAACATACCGTTCGAAAACAGATAATAATGAACCACGAAAAGGATATCACTTAAAATTTATATAATATGACTACTACTGAATTAAACAAAATTCTGACAACAAAATTACACCGCAGGATTTTCACCGCCGATCTGAATGAAATAGCAATAAATATCGGTAAAAAATTACCACCCCATGGAAGACACGGCAGTGTATCGTACCAATGGGAAGAAACTGAAATACCAACTATAATAAAAATGCTGCAATAATATGAAAAGAACAAGCAATTCAGCGTTCAAAACATCAGATTTTAAAGGAACGCGCGCTCAAAAAAGAGCACTAACACGTAAAATGAACAGTAAATATAGATTTTATATTTATGAAGTTGAACTGATTGGAGGCGATATGATCTATGTAATAGCCTTGAATAGTAAACATGTAAAGGAAATACTTGAAGCGCAACCGGAACCAATTGAAGATGAAAAAATTTATTGGATACATCCGCTAAATCCTGAGCATATTAAAGATGTGATAATAGATGCTACGGAAACAGAAGAAGAAACTACGCTGTACGAAGTATTCTACAATTATACCGGTAATGGAAGTGTAATTTGCTCTACTATTCAAGATACAATAACTGAAAATATTGAAGAAAAACCATTATAAATAACATAAACAGCACGGCACAATAGGGTTATAGAGGTAATCCTTAAAATTATTAAAATCAGATAGTAAAAATAATCAGCCGTGCTGTTTTTTTTCAAATACTAATACTAACAATTTAAATTAAAGCAAATGAAACTATTTATTTCTAAAGATCAAAACACTGTTTTTGTAAATGACAATGAATATAAATCAGCTCAATTATCAGAAACAGATCATGAAAACAGCGAAGTCGATTGCTTAAGATGTGCATTCAGAGGTAAAATTATTGAAGGTGAAAAAATTTGTCCGCAAATTCCTTGCGATCCACTGTATAGAATAGATAAATCAGCCAAATTCTTTGAATTGGTTATAAAATAATACTAACTAATAATTTTAAAGCAATATGGAAATACCTGAAAGAATACAAAAAGCTTACGACGAAGTAATTCAGCAAAATATTAATATTGGTTCTAATTGGATAAATCCAATTTTAGAATTAGCAGTTACCCCTGAATTTATAAATAAATATTTCAGAGTAATATGCGATAAATCTGATTCAATTTATGAAACTACAAGAGTAGAGATATGTAATGTAAATATATTTAACAACAAGATTGTAATACTTTATAGGGTATGTAACAGTGCTGTATTTGAATAATTAAAAAATAATATTTAAAATTTTAAAGCAAAATGAAACTAACTATCGAATCAACAACACAAATTGTAACTGTAAAAGCCGGACCATTAAGCGATGGAATTCAGGCCCGCATATGGGAAGGCACATCAGAAACAGGAATTAAAGTAATATGTTTAATTACCCGCATATCAATACCTGCGGAGGAACTAGAAAAAGCAGAACAGTTTGATGCTGAACTTATAGTATGTAAAGTTCCAACTCCTTATGCTGAAGCTATACCATTACGATTAATAATTGACTAAGCCATGAGAGAACTACCAATCTTATTTTCCATGGGTTTTTGTGTATGAATTTAATAGGATTCAGAAATAAATAAAACAATGAATATACTTCCGGATTATAATGTACGTATTATCGTGATCGATAGCTTTTGCGGAGCTGGTGGTGTAACCGAAGGTTTTCACCGCGCTACCGATAAACAGGGCAATAAACTTTGCCGTGTGGTAATTGGTATCAATCACGATGCACGTGCTATAGAAAGCCATGCAGCCAATCATCCTGATACGGTTCACTTTGTCGAAGATTTTACAACGCTGGATCCAAAACGATTAGTACAGATAATTGAAAATGCAAAACTCCGATATCCAAATGCTAAAGTATTGTTCTGGGCTTCGGCCGAATGTACCCACCATTCAAAAGCCAAAGGTGGAATGAGTCGCGATGCCGATAGCCGAAGTTTGCCCGAACATATCGAACGCTATGTGCATGTACTTTGCCCTGACATTATTGGTGTTGAAAACGTGGTAGAATTTATCGACTGGGGACCACTTGACGCAAACGGAAAACCTGCTAAAGAGCAAAAAGGAATTTACTATAATCAATGGCGCAATAATCTGATCAACATGGGTTATCTGTACGATTTCCGAAGACTTAATGCAGCCGATTACGGAGCATATACCAGCCGTGTTCGTTACTTCGGCATATTTGCCAAAGATAAATTGAACATAGCATTCCCGGTACAAACGCACTCAAAAAAAGGTGATATATTTCTCGAAAAATGGAAATCGGTTAAAGATGTGCTGGAACTGGACGTGGAAGGCGAAAGCATATTCAGCCGCCAGAAACCGCTCGTTGATGCAACACTTATGCGTATAATTGCCGGTATCGAACGCTTTGTAATAAATGGAGACAATGATTTTATGCTAAAGTACAACAGCATGAGCCAACGCAAAACATACGTTCCACCTTCAGTAGATGCACCATGTCCAACTATAAGTTGTCAGGATAGAATTGGTTTGGTTAAAGCCAAGTTTATGAGTCAGGCTTTCAGCGGACGGCCAGCTGATAAAAACTTCACACTCGATCGTCCGGCTAAAACTATTACAACAGTAGATCATCACCAACTATTGACAGCTTATTACGGTAACGGCTACAACAGTTCGATAGAAGAACCTTGCAGAACAGTAACAACCAAAGATAGATTTGCGCTGGTAACTTCCAAATTTCAAAGTATAATGACGTACAATTCACCAGGTCTTAATACTCCGATTACCGAACCTTGCGGAACAGTAACAACAAAAGATCGATTTGCATTAGTAACGTCAAAATTTATGGATCAGCAATATGGTATGAGTAAACCATCGTCTATATTGCAGCCTGCCGGAACTGTTACCGCTAATCCAAAACTTAACCTGGTATCGGCACAATGGCTTATGGATACTCAGTTTAAAAACATAGGCTGTTCGCTCAAAAACCCATGTCCAACCATTACAGCCAACCGGAAACATTTTTATTTAATGAATCCACAGTTTGCCAATAAGGGCGGTAACATTAACCGTCCATGCTTTACGCTGATAGCCCGAATGGACAAAGCCCCGCCTTACCTGATTGAAACTACCAGTGGTAACGTTGAAATATGCATTAATCCGGATGATACCGAAATAATGATCCAACTTAAAACCCTGTGCAATACACACGGTATAATCGATGTACGCATGCGCATGTTACTGATAGAAGAATTACTCCGCATTCAGGGATTTGGCGATACATACAAACTGTGCGGCACACAAGCCGACAAAAAGAAATTTATAGGCAACGCCGTAGAATGCAACCAGGCACGTGTACTTGCCGAAGCAATTGCCGGAACTATCAATGTAACAGAATTAAAAATGGCGATATAACGATTAGGCTATGGTGGCACGAAACGCACACCACTGTCAAACCGCTAAAAGTTGTCGGAGTGCCGACCATAGGCGTTTGTTATAGGCTGGCGATTCTCTTTCTGTCAAACTTTCAAATTCATAAATATAAAAATCAAAATCAAAAAAAATGAGAACAAGAAAAGAAATAAGAGCTGACATTTCAGCTAAAATTGAGCAAATAAAAAATCTTGAAGAAGAAAAAAAACAATTGATTTTAGAAGATATTCAATTTTCAGACGAGGAAATCTGGTACACTGAAACAAGTGAAGTCCACGAAGTTTCTAAAAGACCTAAAATATCAGAAACATTTCTGATTGGTAGAACCAATTGGAATGAAGAATTTAAAGACGAAGATAGACCAAATGACCCGATTATAATTAAAAGAAGTCGAGTTGTACGCATTAACGGTGAGTGGCAATGGTAGGCTTTTTTCTTTCGCTTGCCTATAACGACCGAGGCTATGGGCATTTGGCGGTTTGCGGGAGCATTCGCTGTCGTGAAACGACAAAGTGAATGCGGGAGCAAAACTGCCGGAATGCACGTCAGCCAGCCAATGAACATAGGCGTGTGTT